CACTTATTTTTGATGATATGACTAAAGGTGCAGAAGAAGCTAATAGTGAGAGCATACATAGAGGAATTTATGATAAATGGCTTACAGAATGGTGGAACAGACGTGATGGTCAAAGGTGTAACTTTATATTTTTAGGTACTCAATGGTCTCCTGAAGATATATTAAACAGAATTATTACTGATAGAAACGCTATTGAGCCATTAAAAGAAACAGATAATCCTTATGTAATGGAAAATTCTACTACAACAGTTATTAGAGTTCCAATGCTTGATGAAGAAGGAAAGACTACTTGTGAAGAAGTATATCCTCAAGACGTAGCAGAACAAATAAGAGATACAACAGACCCATTCTTATTTAGCTGTGTATATCAACAATCACCAATAGCACCGACAGGAAGGGAATTTGCCTATGAGTGTATAAGAACTTATACTGAATTACCTGAAGGGCTATCGGCTAATTCATTTGCTACACTCGATACTGCTCGTAAAGGTAAGGATAATGTAGCTATGCCTATAGTTAAAACAGATAATAATGGTAATTATTACTTAATTGACGCAATATTTGAACAAAAAGCTATGGATTTCTTATATGATAAGATAATTAATAAAATAATTGATAATAATATTACATTACTTGTAATAGAAAACAATATTGATACTTCTTTAAGACCATTACTTGAGAAAAAACTTCAAGAAAGAGGTTATCCTTTGTGTGAAATAAGAGAAAAGTTCAATACTGTTAAAAAAGAGGAAAGAATTAAGAATAATAGGGGTATAGTTCAAAAACAATTAGTATTTCCTGACAAAATGGTATTTAAACCAAATACTGATGTAGGAAGACTGATGAATGACTTAACAAGGTATAGTTTTGACTATGCAAATGTTCACGATGATGCTCCTGATAGTATTTGTATGGTTGCTAGTGAGGTCATTATGCAAAATTATAAATTTGGAAAGATTAAACCTGTAAAAAGATGGTTTTAAATGATATAAACTGACAAAGTATTGTCGGTTTATTTTATTATATATTGAAGTTATTTATAACTAATGTTATAAATCTGGTGAGCAATCAGATTTTCCCTTTCTGATTGTTCGGTGCTACGCTAGGAGACATAATTTATTATGTTTCCCTATATTAGCTGGTGGTGTAATGGTAGCACAACGGTCTCCAAAACCGTTAATCAGGGTTCAAATCCTTGCCAGTTAGCCAAATATTTGATTAATAGGAGGGGAATAGATGGAAAATAATACAGAAAATGTCGAAGTAACTACTTCTACTACAGCAACAATACCTACTAATGATTATTATAAGGTAATTGGACCTGAAGTTGCTCAATTCTATGGAAGAAAAGTATTATATGATGATTATTTACCAAAAGATATTAACGGAGATAACAATTCTAAAAATGCAAAGACTATTGGGGACATTCTTACTCATATATGGAGTTCTCATATGCAAAATGCTAATGAAATTGATTATTTAGAGAAGTATTATAGAGGTTATCAACCAATTCTTGGTAAAAGAAAAGATATAAGACCTACTATTAACAATATAATCCTAGAAAATAACGCTTATTTCGTAGTTAATTTCAAAGTTGGTTATGTATTTGGTGAACCAATACAATTTATCCAAAGAGGAGATATTGCTAATCCTGAAGTTGGAGTATTAAATGGATATGCAGTAGCAGAAGATAAATACGATAAAGATAGTGAACTTGCTGAAAGTGTTTATACTGCTGGTATAGGTCATAGATTAGTTTTACCCCATAATAACGATGACAGCCCATTTGATATTATTAACTTAGATAGTAAATGTTCATTTATTGTTTATTCTAGTAAAGACCCAGCACATTCTAAATTATTAGGTGTTACATTTACTAGAAGTGAAAGAAGTAAAGCTATTGAAGGTAGTGTATATACTGACACTGGTTATTATACTTTTGAAAAACCAAATACAGGAACTGCATTTAATGTAAAATTTGAAAAAAACCATTATTTAGGAACTATACCTATATTTGAATATAATTTCAATAAATGGAGACTTGGAATAATTGAAGTTGTAATGAGTATATTTAATGCAATAAATAGAATAGATAGTGGAGACTTAGATGGTTTAGAGCAATATGTTCAAAGTTTATTAGTATTTATTAATAACGAGATAGACCCAGAAACATATAAAGATGTTATGGATTTAGGAGCTGTTGAACTTTCTACTGCTGACCCAGCAAGACCTGCTGATATTAAATTATTGCAAAATGAAATATCTCATCAAAATACAGAAGTATTACATAAGAGATTACTTAATACTGCATTTACAATATTAGGTATTCCTGCTCAAACTACTAGAACAAGTGGTGGAGATACAGGAGCTGCAAGACAACTTAGTGATGGTTGGACAATGGCTCAAGAAAGAGCAAAACAAGAAGAAAATGCTTTCAAGCGTTGTTCTAAAGAAGAAATTAAATTAATATTAAAGATTTGTAGAATGACACCAAATAGTGGAATTGAAAATCTTGAATTAAAAGATATAGACCAAAAATTACCAAGAGGTAGAGATGATAACTTCTTAGTAAGAGCTCAAGGATTAATGAACTTAATTACTTCAGGAGTTTCACCAGATGTTGCTTATGCTTCTACTGGATTATTCCCAGATAGTAATGAAGCTTATCAAAAATCATTAGACTTCTATGGTGGTATTGAAAATTGGATTAAATATTTCGTATTTAAACAAACTGATACTCCAGAAGGTGAAGAAGAGGAAGAAACAGAAGAAACAACTGATACTGAAATTAAAGGAAAAGAATGGTCAATAAATAAAGCACAAGAAAAAATAGAAAGGGAAATTGAGAAGAAGAATAATTAATCTTCTTCCTTATATCGCCTTAGTAGTTCTAAGTAGGTGCAACTCCTACAAAGGCGACTAATTTTACTTTGATACCGAGTATAAGGTATAGCACTCAGGAGTAGAAACAGACTACTATAAAAATGTGAGTGGAAGGGAGAGATTTTATATGAACAAGGAAGAATTAGTTAAAATACTTGGAAACGAGGAACTAAAATCTAATGAGGAGAAAGTTGATGCTATTAATAAATTATTAGCAGAAAGCACAATCCCAAAAGATAAGTTCAACGAAACAAGTTCAAAACTAAAGGAGGCAGAAGAAAGATTTACTTCATTATCAAATGATTTCGAAGAATTTAAGAAATCAAAAATGACAGATGAAGAAAAGAAAAATGCAGAAAAAGAAGATATGCAAAATCAACTTTTAAAATATCAATATGATTTGAATAGATTAGAAGTTGAAAAAATATTTGAAAGTGCAGGGCTAAATGAAGAAGATTATAAAGCCATTGAAGGAAATATCATTGGAAAAGACAGAGAAACTTCTATAGCAAGTGCAAATGCTTTCATTAATATTTTAAGAGCAAAATCTGATAAAGTTGCTCAAGCAACAAAAGAGGAACTTCTTAAAAGTACTCCAGCACCAATAGGTGGAACAGGAGGAACTAAATCTGTAAGTAATTTAGAAGAATTACAAAGTGCCTATTCCGAAGCTCTTAAATCTAAAGATACTGTAGCTCAAGCTAAGTTATTAAGAGAAATTCAAGAAGAGCAAATAAAAAGTCAATCCAATATATAGTTGGTAGCACATTTTATTAAGGGATAATAAAAAAAATTAAAGAAAGAGGTGTATTTTAAATGAAAGGTTCAGAAACTGTACAATCATTTAGCGTCCTAAATTATTCAGGACTATTATATAACAAAGCGAACACAGACACTCCATTCTTAAACTTAATTAGTGGTAATGTTCAATACACTAACTCAGTAGAATTTGTTTGTGGTCAATACTATACTAGCGAAGAAGGAGCTATTCCAGAAATAAGCGAAACTGCTTCATTAACTGCTCCAGATGCTACATTCGTAACAAGAAGTCAATTATCAAATGTTACACAAATATTCCACGAAAGTGTTGCAATATCTTATGCAAAACAATCAAATATGGCAACTTTAAGTGGTGTTAATATAGCAAATCAAACTGCTAATCCACAAGATGAATTAGATTTCCAAGTTGCTAGAAAAATGGAAAAAATCAAAAGAAGTATCGAAAAAACATTTATTCAAGGTACTTACAATAAAGCTGCTGCTGATAACCAAGTTAATAAAACAAGAGGTATTCTTTCAGCTATCACTACAAACGTAGTTGCTGCTAACGGAGCTTCACTTGATTTATGGTTATTAGACGAAGCTGTAAGAGGAATTAGCAACAATGGTGGTGATATTTCTAATTTATATGTATTTGTAAATTCAGAAAACTTACTACAAGTTAATGGTAATGCTGTTGAAATGGGTATGCCAATAGGTGTTGCTAAAGATACTGAATACGGTATCCAAGTAAGAGATGTAATCTTACCAGTAGGTGCAACAGTTAAATTAGTATTAGGACAATTCATTCCAGAAGGAACTGCATTAATATTCAATCCTAAATATGTTGGACCAGTAGAACAACCAGTTCCAGCTAAAGGTAACTTCTTCTTAGAAGAATTAGCTAAAACAGGTGCAGGTACTAAATATCAAATATTTGGTCAAATCGGTCTTGACCACGGTCCAGAATGGTTTGCTGCTAAAATTACTGGATTATCTACAACATTTACAGCTCCAATCGGACAAAAAGTTGTTACTGTTAGTGCATAATAAAAATGCGTAGGAAAGGGAAAATATGAAGAAAATAGTATTATTACAACATTATTACAATGAAATAGGTGGCGTGGAAACATTCCTATATAACTTTTGTAAACAATTTGGAGACAAATATGATATTACATTAGTTTGTAGGAGTATTTCTACAGATACTGCCTTAGAACTTTCAGAATTTGTTAATGTAGTATGTGAAGTTGAAAATCCTATAGAATGTGATATTTGTATAATTACTAGCGTGTTAGTTGATGAACCAGTATTTAAAACAATTAAATACAAAGAGATTTATCAAATGATACATAGTGATTGGACAGCTATGAGAAAATTCTGGGATTGGAAATTTACAGAATATGATAAAAATACTAAATATATTGCTGTTAGTGAGTGTGCAAGACAGTCATTTATAAGAGAATATAATAGAGATAGTGTGGTAATACCAAACTTAATCTCAGTTGAAAAACCAGAACTAAGGTTACTTTCATTGACTAGATTAACTGAAGAGAAGGGCTTTAAAAGAATGTGCGAGTTATGCGACCTTTTTGAAAAATACAATATTTCTTATATATGGGACGTTTATGGAACTAATCCATTAGATTATGCTCCATACGGCAATATGGTTCTTCATAGTCCTGTACAACACGCAAATAAAATAATGCCTAATTATGACTATGTCGTACAACTTTCTGATACAGAGAGTATGTGTATAACAATGTATGAAAGTTTAATGCAAGGTGTTCCAGTTTTAGTAACTCCATTTCCAAATGCAGAAGATGACATTAAGGACGGAGTAAATGGTTATAAATTACCTTTTGATATGAAATTAACCAAAGCTAAAATTATGAAAATTGTAAATAACATACCTCAAAATGTAAGTTATGAACAAAAAGGAGTGGTTGAAGAATGGGAAAAAATATTAGGGTAGAAGTGTTAGAACCGTTTAACTTCAAGGAGGACTTAAAAACTGTATATCCAAGAACATATAAAATGTGGGTGGATAGAGAAACCTTTGAAAAATTAAACAAACAAAATTTAGTTAAAATTTTAGAGATAAAGAAAGAGGTGTATTTAAAATGACAGACCAAGAGCAAATACAAATGTTACGATTACTAATCTTTAAAGATAGTAATTATGACGAGGAAGATGAATTATTAGAAGCTTATCTTGATTGTGCTCGTGCAATTCAATTAAATGCACTTTTTCCTTATAATGATAATGCTACTGTTAGCGAAGATAGTTTTAGATTAAGAAACTGGCAAGTAAGATGTGCTAAAGAATTGTATGATGGTTCAGATAGAAGTGGAGTACAATCTTATAGTGAAAATGGTCTTAATGTTAGTTACTTTGCTAATATTGTTTCACAAAGTCTTATGTCAGAATTAACTCCAAAAGCAGGTTGCCCAAAGGAAAAGGAAAGTGATGAAGATGATACCAATTAAACCAAATCCTAATGATTGGAAGAAACCATTATATGTAGCTACTTTCAATGAAGTTACAGTTGATGACGAACTTAATGAAATAAGAACATATAATGACCCTGTTGCATATAAATATAATTATCAACCAGTATCTAGTTATTTAGATATACAAGCATTTGGTAAAGATGCAATAGAAATGAAAAAAATAGTACTTCCAATAAAAGATAAAGATTTATTTAATGAGTATGATTTAGTTTACTTAGATGGAGCTGTTCCATACAATGAAACTTCAGACACAAAATACTTAGAAAATGTAGATTACTATGATAGAAATGGTTACACATTCACAAAACTAATTGTAGGAACTGATTATACTGTAGGAGATACAATAACTAAAACTTTGTATAATAAAGAACAAAACAATGGAGATAATGCAAATTATGTATTTCTTCCACCAAAAGAAGGAAATGCAGTAGTTATAATATATTGTCAAAAAATAAAAGGAAAGTAGGTGCTATTTATGTATAAATTTACAAATGGTGTTGTTGTTTACGACGAAGCTACTAGAGATAAGTACATTAATTCAGGTATGACTTTAGTAGAAGAACCAAAGAAAGAAGAAAAAGAAATTGGGGAAAGCGAAATTAAAAGCGAACCTAAGCGAGACGAGCTTAGAAGAACTACAAAAAAAACTAGCAAATTTGGCAGAAGCTTTAAATAAAAGTACTGAGAAACATACTAAAGAATTAGGTAAAAAAAGTTTAGAATATATGCAAAAACAATATTCAATGAATAATATGGGAGACCATATAGGTAATATAAACTTAAAAGCCTATAAAAACAAATACAAAAATGGCTTTATCGTATCTTCAGGAAATGATGAAGTTGCTGTTTATAATGAATATGGTACTGGAGTAGTTGGTGAAGGAACTAATCCATTAGCATCTGAGAGTGGATATGAATATAATGTTCCAAGTGTTCATAAAGGCGTTATTCCTGTAGCGGCTATGCTTATGTATGGCGAAGATTATTGTGAAAGCGTTAATACACCAGATACTTGGTGGTACTTTAAAAATGGTAAATGGTGGCATACTAAAGGTATGAAAGGCAAAAATATGTATTCTGGTTTAGTAGATAATCTTAGAGAAAATGCTGTTAAAGGTTTTAAAACATCAATAAGCGAAACTATAGGAAGTTATGGAGGTAAATAATGATAGCAAATAAATGGTTTAAAGAAAAGATTTTTCCAGAATTAAAAGAATATGTAGAAACTAATTCAATATATTCACCAAAAGTTGTTAAAGTATATACTGAACAAAGTAAAGTATTTCCTATAGTAACAGCTATGTTAGTAACTGAAACTCAAAGATTTGGTAATCTTACTTATGGTGAAAATAGATACCCATTTAGAATACATATCAATGTGTATTCAAATGATAAAAGTACAAACAACACTAAAGTATCAAAAATAGCAATAACTGATGAAATATCAGAATTAGTAGAAGCTTACTTTAATGAAAGTTGCAAAATATCTCTTTCAAGAGAAGATGATATTGCAAATATAGATGGTACTATCAGAAGGAACTTAATAAAAGTTGAAGGTGTGATAGATACTAAATTAGGGGAAGATGATTTAATTATATACCCAGCTAGTAACTATTAAAGGGAATAAATAAAAAATAAAGGAGTGATATTAAATGGCTAAAGCTTATAATGATATAGGTATTGAGCTAAGAGTAAAAGCAAAAAATGCTGAAAAATATTCAAGTGCAATATTAGTAGAAATCAAATCTACACCAGCAACTGGTCAAGCAGGAGGAACATTAGAGGTTACTACACATAGCGACCCAACTAAAGTATATATACCAGATAGACCAGATACAGGAGATATGGATTATACTTATAACTATACAGAAGCTAATTACACTGCTGTAAAAGCTATATGTGATAATACTGAAAAAGACATCTTAATCAAATATCCAGATGGAACTGGCGTTGAATATTCAGGAGTATGTCAAACTTGGCATAATGAAGTATCTGTAGGAGCTGTATTAGAATGTACTTTACATACTGTACCAGCAACATCACCAGCAGATTTAACTTCAGCTCAAGTAGCAGCTAAAATAACTGCAAGTGTATAATAAATAAACTGAACAATATTAGGAGGGAAAAATATGAGAAAATGCTCAATTACAATTAAAGATAAGGAATACACTATTCAAGTAAATAGAGAAAGTGTAATGTGGTTAGAAAGCAACGGTTTTGATATAACTGAATTTGATAAAAAACCACTAACTTATATAGAGTTATTATGGACAGCAGGATTTATAATGAACCATAATGAAGTTAATCCAAATCTTGCTTTAAAATTAATGGATAGTTTTGTGGAAGAAGGTGGCGATGTATCAGAAATTGCTAAATTTGTGATAGAAGAATACCAATCTTTTATAAATGCCCTTTCCGTTACAAACTCCAAGAAGAAAATAACGATAACAGAAATTTAGAAGAAGACGAAGAAGATGGTAAAAGTTACAAAAATTTAACTGATTGGTTTAAAGACCTATTACCGTCTGCAATAGAATACGGTATGTCCGTTAAAGATTTTTGGGAGAATGACCCAGAATTGTTTTGGGCATATCGTTTTTCTTATATTAATAAACTAAAAAGAGAAAGTGAATTAAATAATTACAATGCTTGGTTACAAGGTATGTATTTCTTTGAAGGGATAACAATAGCATTAGCAAATTCATTTGGCAAAGCAGATTATAAATATCCAACAGAACCTTATGGTATGGAAACTAAAAAAGAAGAGCAAATGAGTGAAAAAGAAAAACTTGTTGTTGAATTAAAAGGAAGAGTAGCACAAGTACAAGCATTATGGAAGCAAAAGGAAAAGGGCGAAGAAAGTAGCACCACAGAAAAGAGGGAAGAGAAAGTGGTGAAAACAAATGGAAAGGATTAAAAATAAAAAGTTATATATTCCACTAAATATACAAAGATTTGCAGATAGTAGCAATACTGTTGAAGTAGAATTAGTTGCTGTAATAAATGAATTACAATCATCAATTAATAAAGCAAATGGTTCTTTAGATGGTTTAAAAGGAAAGATTAAAGGTGTAAAAAGTGAAGCTAGTGGATTAAAAGGTGTAGCAAAAGAAATTCAAAGTGCTTTTTCTGGAATTAATCTTTCTGGAATATTTAATTCTATAAAAAGACTAGGGAAGTCTTTATATAGTAATTTTTTAGAGAAAGCTGTCGATACATCAGAAGAATTAAACTTATTTAATGTTGTTTTTGACAATATAGAAAAAAACGGTAAAACAACATTTAGTGAACTTGGTGAAGAAGCCAATAAATTTCAAAATAAACTGAATGAAGCATTTGGAACAAATAAAAAAGAAACAATGCGTTATCAAGGTTTATTCCAATCAATGGGTGAAAGTTCTGGATTAAGTGAAGAAGTTGCAGCACTAATGAGTGAAAATATGACTAAATTATCTTATGATTTAGCTTCATTATATAATACTACTGAAACAAAAGCAGCAGAGAGTTTAAGAGCTGGTGTATATGCAGGTCAAACTAAACCATTAAGAAATTATGGTATAGATGTTACTCAAACATCATTTAAACCTATAATGGCTGAATTAGGACTTGATAAGTCAGTGAATGAATTAACTCAAGCAGAAAAAGAAGTTCTAAGATATATTTCAACATTAAGACAAGCACAAAATGCTATGGGCGACTTTGCAAACACTATAGAAAGTCCAGCAAACCAATTAAAAGTCTTAAAACAACAATTTTATGAAATGCAAGCAGCAATAGGTAACTTATTTGTTGGTGCATTTGCAAGAATACTACCTTATGTTAATGCAATAATAATGGTTATTAAAGAATTAGCAAAAATAATAGCAAGTTTCTTTGGTATAAAGATGAAAGACTATAATACTGGTATTTCAAGTTATGCTAGTGATTTAGATGATTATAGTGCAAGTTTAGGTGGTGTAGGAGATAGTGCAAAAGGTGCTTCTGATAGCATAAAAGAATTAAAAAGACAAACACTAGGATTTGACCAAATTAATAATATAACTTCACCAACACCAAAATCTGGCTCAGGTGGCTCAGGTGGTGGAGGCGGCGGTGGTATCGCTGGTGGAATTGATAAATCATTACTTGATGCTATCAAAGGCTATGAAAATGGTATGGAAAAAGTAAGAATGAAAGCTTCTAAAATTAGAGATGCAATTATGGAATGGCTAGGCTTTACTAAAAAAGTTAATGAAAAAACAGGTGAAATAACTTGGAAATTAAAAGAAGGCTGGTCAAATATAAAAACAATAGGTGTTATTTTAGGAGGAGCTTTAGTTCTAGGAACTATCAAAAAAATATTAGATACCGTAATAAAAATACACGATTGGGGTAAAAAATTAAAAGAAGTATTTGGTGGTGCTAGTACTGCTTCAACTGCTGCAAAAGGTGGAGGATTACTAGGAATTTCTGGATTAGGCTGGGCTGGTATATTTGCTTCAGCTACAGTTCAAGCTACAAACTTAGTACATCAAGTTAAAAAAATAAAAGAAACTTATGAAGAAACTGGTTCTTTAGCAGATGCTATGAAATTGGATAGTGTAGGAGATTTCTTTTCAAAAGCTTTAGCTATGAATACTATACAAAATGTATTTGGTGTAAGTGGAATATTAGTTACTGGTTTACTTAATTTTGGAGCTACAATAGACAAAATTAAAGATGCTTGGAAAGGATTAGGCTCAGGTGTAAGACAAGAAGTAGCAGATATAAAGAAAAAATTAGACCCTATAAAAACTGAATTATATACATTTGGTTCAGATATTGCTCAATTAAAAATGGGTGTAGTTATAGATGAAGATACAAAAAATACTACAATGCAACATTTAGAAGACTTAACAGGAAAAATAAACGGTAAATTAGAAGAAGAAAAGAAAAAAATGGTTGAAAAACTTAATAAAATGTTATCCGAAGGAATTATATCTCAAGAAGAATATGATGAGGCTGTTAAGAAAGTAGATAATTTATATAATGGTCTTGCTTCAAGTACAGAAGAGGCACAAAAAAATATAAAAACAATATTAGAAACAGCTGCCTCAGAACATAGAAAATTAACTGCTGATGAAATCATCGAACTTCAAAAGAATTATGACACTATAAATAAAAATACTGTTGAAAGTTTAACAAAAAATAAAAATGAACAATCTGTATTATTGAATGAAATAAAAACCCAAAACGAGAAGATTTCAGTAGAAACTGCATCTACTATGATACAACAAGCTATAAAAACAAGAGATGATACTATTCAAGCTGCAAAAGACCAATATGATGGCACTGTTAAAGAATATAAAAATCTTAAAAATCTAGGAATAATATCAGAAGAACAATATAACAAAGTAGTAGAAAGCGCAAAGAAAACTAAAAAAGATACTATAAACGAAGCAAAAGAACAATATGATGAAATATATAATGGATTAAAGGAAAATAATAAAGATATAGCTACATACATTGATAAAGATACAGGTGGTATTAAAAAATCTTGGAAAAATCATTATAAAGACTTAAATGAAGAAACAGTTAAAGAATATGACAAGATTAAGAAGAAAACAGAAACTGGTATTCAAAATATAGGAAAAATTGTAGCTCAAAATCCAATAAAAATAACTGCTGATACTACAGAACTAGATAGAGTTTTAAGTTCAATAGATACAAAAATAAATGGTAAGAAGTATAAAATGGAAACAAATGCTAATGGAGAAATAAACTTTAGAAAGTATGCTATGGGT